TATCACGATTAACTTTCCGAACCAACAACCCACACCTGTGACCATAGATGGCTAATCTTGTATATACACCGCCGGTATCAGTAGTTCCATTTTTATCGGCAGACAAGTTTGCTAACTTCATCGTAGGGCCTGTTGGTTCGACAAAGACAACAGCATCACTTATTAAAATTGGCTACGAAGCCAAACGAATTAAAGCGTCACCAGATGGGATTCGCAGGTCACGCTGCGCTGTCATTCGTAACACCCGTCAGATGCTGTGGGACACGACAATCCCTGATTTTTTAAAGTGGTTTCCTGATGGTGAAGCGGGACTGTTGGAAAAAACCAACAGTAAGTTCTTACTTAAATTTGACGATGTTGAGTGCGAGATTTTGTTCAGGGGGCTGGATGATGCCAATGACGTTAGGCGACTCTTATCACTCCAGTTAACGTTTGGTGTGATGGACGAGTTTCGTGAGATTAATCCGGATATTTACAACGCGCTGACGGGTCGTCTAGGGCGATACCCCGATAAAACCATGAACGGCGTGGGCGCTTGTACGGATGATGGTAAGCAGATTCACAAAGTATGGGGGGCTACCAACCCGCCCGACGGGGATACGTTCTGGGAAAAGATGCTGGTTGACCCGCCGGACAACATGCACGTAACCATACAACCATCTGGTCTGGCTCAAGAAGCTGATTGGGTGCAATTTTTGCCGGACGGATACTACGAAAACTTGTGTGAAGGTAAGTCGGAAGACTGGATTGACGTGTATGTACACGGGAAATTTGGTAAATCGTTGTCTGGGCAGCCCGTATTTAAAGCGTTTACTAAAGAAACGCATGTGTCTAAGCAGCCGTTAAACTACATTAAATTGCAGACCCACCCCCTCATAATTGGCATGGACTTCGGGTTAACCCCAGCATGTACGATTAATCAAGTGGATGCACAGGGTAGGTTATTGACGTTTGCGGACCTTGTGTCAGATGGCATGGGTACTTTGCGGTTCTGTCGTGAGAAGCTTAAACCGTTGCTGGCTAACCGATTTCCGGGTATGAATGTTCTGATTATTGGCGACCCTGCAGGACAGCAGAGGGCTCAGACAGACGAGAGATCGGTGTTTGATATCTTGCGCGAGGAAGGATTCAGGGTCATCTCAGCCAAATCAAACAGTGTTGTTGCACGTATCAATGCAGTCGATAAGATGCTCACACGTACTGTAGATGGCAAACCAGGTCATCTAATTGATCCGTGTTGTACAAATTTAATTGCTTCCCTTCGTGGTGGATATAGGTATAAAATCCGTCAGAACGGCGAGGCTGATAATAAGCCCGAGAAAAACTCGCATTCCCACATTGCTGATGCGCATCAGTATGCATGTTTACATGCGGATGGAAACGTAACCGGGGATACGTGGCAGAGAAAAGCTGTTGAAGTTAAACGCGTCGATTACGCGTGGACTTGACACATCCCAAAATATTGGTAAGGTAGCACTATGCAACTTGGCTTGAACATGACGAATTCTGCCGCGCCGGGGACGATCTCGGCGGGTGGTGGCCTTGTCACCATTAAATCGCTCAAAGCGATGGCAGAAGAACGTGCAACCGCGCAACAAGCTAATTCGCAGCCTGTAGTACAAGCGCTTAACGGTTATATCCGTAAGCAGTGGATGTCATCTATGATGGCAAAGCAGATGACCTCTGAGATTAAAATGCTCAAGTCAGTGCGTGCACGTCGAGGTGAATATGATCCCGATAAACTTGCACAACTGCGTGAGCAGGGCAGTTCGACCATCTACATGATGATCACATCGAACAAGTGCCGTGCAGCATCGAGCTGGCTGCGTGATACGTTGGTTACGGCGTCAGACGACAAGCCTTGGACCATTGAGCCCACAGCGCTGCCTGATCTACCTCCAAACGAAGTAGAAGGCATCATGGCGCAGGCTCAAGCAGAAGTTGAGCAGTTGTATTTAAACGGCACACCGCCAACAGATCAGCAGGTGCGTGAGCGCTTGCTTGAAATGAAAGACATGGCGCTGTCTCACTTAAAAGACTTAGCCAAGCGTACAGCAGAGCGCATGGAAGTGAAGATGGAAGATCAGTTGCAAGAAGGCAATTGGTCTAAAGCGTTTTCAGAATTCCTTGATGACATTACAACGTTTCCATCAGCGTTTATCAAAGGTCCCATTATTCGTAAGCGTCCAAAATTAAAATGGATTCCTACTCAAGACGGACAGTACACGCTAGAGCAGAACGAAGAACTCGTAATGGAGTGGGAGCGCGTAGACCCATTCAATATCTATCCATCTGCTGATGCATCAGACGTAAATCAGGGTGACTTGATTGAGCGTCACAAACTTTCTCGCGCTGATCTGCAAGCTATGATAGGTGTCGAAGGTTATAGCGAAGGTGCTATTCGTGCGGTGCTTGAGACATACGGTAAAGGCGGTCTGCGTGACTGGATTTACGTTGACATGAACAAGGCCGCTGCTGAAGGTAAGTCCACCATGGGCGTTCAGCAGAATCCATCGAAGTTGATTGACGCACTGCAGTTCTGGGGTAGCGTACAAGGTCAGTTGTTACTTGACTGGGGTATGTCTGCTGACGATGTGCCTGACCCACTTGCAGAGTATCCTGTTGAAGCATGGATCATTGCTGACTGGGTTATTAAAGCAGTTATCAATCCCGACCCGCTGGGTCGTCGTCCATACTACAAAGCGTCTTATGAAGAAGTTCCTGGTGCGTACTGGGGTAACTCTGTAGCTGATCTGTGCCGTGATGCGCAAGACGTTTGTAATGCCACTGCACGTGCATTGGTGAACAACATGTCTATTGCGTCTGGTCCTCAAGTTGTTTACAACATCGACCGGTTGCCACAGGGTGAAAACATCACACAGATGTACCCATGGAAGGTATGGCAAGTTACATCTGACCCGCTCAATGGTTCTGCTCCTCCTATGCAGTTCTTCCAGCCAAGCTCGTTGTCTCAAGAGTTGATGGCAGTGTTTGAGAAGTTCAGCATTTTGGCTGACGAGTACACAGGCATCCCGCGTTATATGACGGGCGACAGTCCTGCAGGCGGCGCAGGTCGTACTGCTTCTGGTATGAGTATGCTGATGAGTAACGCTGGTAAAGCCATCAAGCAGGTAGTTGCTAATATTGACGGCAACGTTATTTCTCCAGTTGTTGAGCGGTTGTATTACTACAATATGCGCTACGGCACTGATCCTGATTTGAAGGGCGATATAAACATTGTCGCACGCGGCGCGGTTTCTCTTATTGTTAAAGAGCAGGCTCAGGTTCGTCAGAACCAGTTCTTGCAGATTGCATTGACCAGCCCGTTTGCTCAACAGATCATTGGTGTGGAAGGTGTTGCAGAATTGCTACGCCAAGGCGCGAAGACTTTGGACATGAACCCTGATCGCATTGTTCCTCCAGTGGAAATTATTAAGCAGCGTATGGCGCAAGCACAAGCGGCGCAACTCGCTCAGCAGCAACAACTTGCTCAGGCAACTGGACAGGTCGAAGCAGGTGGTTCACCACCAAACCCAGGTCCCGGTGCGCAACTTCAAAATGGTGCTCCCGTGACAAATAATTTTGCAGCAATCCCTGGTGTTGGTAGTTGACAACACTGTTTTCCGGTATATCATTTCGATTATTAAAGGAGCATCCAAATGCAAGCAATTAACCCAAAAGAGTCACGCTCAGCTGAGTACGCTCAAGAATCAGCTAAAACTGACGGCATGTCTAAAGGCGGCTCAGTCGGTGGCGGCGGTAGCAACGGCGACATCTTCGCTACATTGAAGCGTGGTGGTGCTGAGTACACTGCTGAAAAAGCTAAAACTGACGGCATGTGCAAATAAATGGTTCGTGTTGATGAAAGAGTTGCGCGTTGCCTAGGGTTACTGCGCTCTCCTGAGATGCAACCATTGATAGAATTTTTGAAGGATCGTCGCCAAGAGACTCTCGAAAGACTTGGCGATATTCAAGGTGAAGAAATGAAGTCTCGGCTGCAAGGCCGGAACCTCGAACTCAAGGAATTCCTTGAGATGGTGGACCAAGCAGAAATGCTGTACGCCAAAACCCGCAGGTAAGCGCAGACCGTTAAGTCGGAGCGCAAACCTAAATTTTTAATTTAACAGTAGCAGACCGTAAGCGAATAGAGACTGACCGTAAAGCCGGAGTCTTAAAGCGTAGTCGGAGCGAAGGAGATAGAGATATGGCATTGCCACGTGTAATTCAGGAACAAGTTGAACAAGCTGACGCTTTTGTAGCCCAGATGACAGGACAGACCGATCAAACGGAGACTGCGCCCCAAACTGATATAGACCCACAGCCCGACCCTAATACACTAACACAGCCCGTCTCGCAAGAGAATGAACCGAAACCAGCACCAGTGCCGGAAGAAACTTGGGAACGTAAGTACCTAACGCTCAAAGGCATGTATGACGCTGAAGTGCCACGTTTGCACTCGCAAATGCGTGAGATGAACCAACAGGTTCAAAGTCTTATTGCAGAAGCGGCTACAGCTAAAGCACAGCAGCCCAGACCGGAGCCAGTAACGGCTAAGACTCTTATCACTGAACAAGACAAAGAGGCTTTTGGCTCTGACTTGTTGGATTTGATTGACCGTGCGACTGAACAAAAACTAGCGGGTAACCGCGACCTTGAAGTCCAGCTCCGTGCCGAGATCAATGAGTTGAAAGGTAAACTGGGGAATGTGACTGAGCGTCAAGTAGTATCTGATAAGGATCGCTACGAAGTTGCTTTGAGTTCGCAAGTTCCAGATTGGGAAGCCATGAACATAGATCAAGGTTTTCTGACATGGTTGGCTGAAGTAGACCCAGTTTATGGGATGCCTCGCCAGTACGCTTTGACCAATGCGTATGAGTCGCTAGACGCGAACCGTACTGCAACGATCTTCAAGCAGTATAAAGCCACGCTTGCCCCAGCTCAACGTCCTCAAGCTAACCGAGAACTTCAGCGTCAAGTAGCACCGACCCGCTCGCATACGTCGCCTGCTCCTACAACTTCGACAGCTGACAAACGGCTCTATACCACATCGGATATTGATTCGTTTTACACTGAATGGAGACGGGGAATGATCGATGAGGCAGAAGCGGTGCAAATTGAGAGAGATATCCATGCCGCTATCAATGAAGGCCGAATTCGTTAAGAATGCCCAAGTTGTAGCGGTCAGTTTTTAATTTTTGTTTTTTAAAAAAGGACTAGACCATGTCTACAATTACCGCAGCAGCAGCCTATCCCATTAACTCCGGTGGTTTTAACACCCCCGGCGGTCAGGTTGCCTATTCTGGAACCGCTTACTCCGGTTCTTTCATCCCCGCTCTCTGGTCTGGCAAGCTGGCCCAGAAATTCTATGCCGCCACAGTTTTTGGTGAAATCGCCAATACTGACTGGCAAGGTGACATCACCGGCATGGGTGATACAGTGATCATCAACACGATCCCTTCCATCACCATCAACAGCTACTCCATCGGTCAAAACTTGGCTTATGAAGTTCCTGCTCCTAGCACATTGCAGTTGGTTATCAACAAAGGTAAGTACTTCGGCGTGAACGTGAACAACGTTCTCGAGTTGCAAGCCAAGCCCAAGTTGATGGACATGTTCACCAACGACGCTGCCATGCAGATGAAGATTCAGATCGACAAAGACGTTCTGTATACCAACTTCAACCAAGGCGCTGCTGCTAACCAAGGTGCAACTGCTGGTGCTATCTCCGGCGGCTACAACCTCGGTATTGACACATCTGCCATCACTTTGACTGCCTCTAACATCTTGTCTAGCATCACTGCTTTGTCAAGCGTGTTGGATGAAGCCAACGTGCCTGAGACAGACCGTTGGTTGATCATTACTCCCACAGAGCGTCAAATCTTGATGCAATCTAACTTGGCACAAGCCCAGTTTATGGGTGATGCTTCTAGCGTGTTGCGTAACGGCAAGATCGGCATGATCGACCGTTTCACAGTGTATGTATCTAACTTGGTTCCACGTGGCGCTGCTGGCAAAACTTGGATGAACCCCAATACTGGTACTGATGCCAACTCTGCTTCTGCAGTTAAGCGTCACGCCGTTATTGCTGGCCACAAGTCTGCCATCACTTTTGCTTCTCAGATCGCTAAAGTTGAGAGCTTGCAGAATCCTAACGACTTCGGTACGTTGGTTCGCGGCTTGAACGTGTACGGCACTAGCGTCGTACAGCCAAATGGTCTGGCTTTGTTGGTCGCTGCAGGTTAAACTCCTACCGGAGAAGGCGGGGCTTCGGCCCTGCCATTTATTAACCTAAGGAGAGCACCATGGCTATTATTGACGATCTCATTTCTAGTGGTTTGTCCTTGCCCCAGGCGCAAGCTGTAATTGCTGAAGATACTACCTCCAACATTGATGGTTTAGTATCTGCAGGTTTTACTTACACACAAGCTCTAGGTATCACTGGCCTTGATGCAGGTTCTGCAACCTCTGACAACTTAGTTGTTCAAGGTTTGTGGGTTGGCACACAAGTCCCTGCAATTGTTGCAGCATTAGCTGTAACTTGATAAGGTAGATTATGGGTACGGTAACCGCTCAAACCATCATCAACAAAGCGGCGATTCAGTTAACTGATATCACCAATGTTCGTTGGACCCGTGCTGAATTACTCAGCTGGTTAAACGATGGTATGCGCCAAATTGTGCTCATGCAACCTAATGCTTCATCGACCACCGTTTCGAAGTTGTTGTCTGTTGGAACACGGCAAACAATCCCTTCAGACGGTTGGTTGTTATTGCAAATTTATCGCAATATGGGTACTACCGGTTCAGTAGCTGGCCGTGCAATTCGTATTGTGTCTCGTGAAGTGCTTGATGGGTTTGACCCATATTGGCATACTGGAATTCCAAAAGCTGAAGTTAAAAACTTTATCTACGACGCGCAAGATCAAACGGCGTTTTACGTATACCCTCCCAACACTGGGACTCAATACATTGAGTTGAACTATTCGGCTCAACCAACAAACCTGACAACGGAAAATCAGGTTATTCCAATTTTTGATATCTTTCAATCCGCATTGGTTGATTACATTATGTTCCGTGCATGTAGCAAAGATGCTGAATACGCACCGGGCTTGCAATTGGCCCAAGGCTATTTGTCAACGTTTACTGCTTCTGTTCAAGGTAAAGCTCAAACTGAGGCAACGAACGATCCGATTAACGCGTTGAATCCACGTAATGTGGCTATTCCAGGATCACAAACATGAGCGACGTATCCTACGAGGCATTTTTGCCTGACGTTATTCAGTTCGTTAAAGACGTGCCTGAAATCGTGGCTGTGCAGGCCATCCGCAACGCTGCAATTCAGTTTTGCGAAAAAACACGAGTATTGCAGACTGAACTCACAGCTATGGATAGCGTAGCAGGTGTTGCGGTGTATCCGTTTGAACCTGATATTGGTTACAAAGTTGTCGACATTATGGAAGCATGGTATGGGGATCAGTTGTTGATTCCTAAAGCTGTTGAAGAGTTGACACGTATTTACCGCACGTCTAATTGGAACGATTTAGACGGAAACCCGTACTATTATTTTCGTAGCCGCACGCAAGAAATTACTTTGGTTCCTAAACCAGAAACGTCTGAATCTGCGCAGATAAAATTACGTGTTGCATTAGTGCCCTCACGCGCATCATCTGTAATTGATGAAGAGATTTTTGAGCGTTATTATGAATTCATCACATTGGGCGCGCGCGCACGTTTATACGATACGCCTGATCAACCATATTACGACCCTAAATCAGCGCAGTTGTATTTAAAACGATTTAGCGACAGCATGAACGAGGTTCGTACTCGCGTAGCAAAAGGGTTGACCCGTGCTTCTGTTCAAATTGAATATCAAAGGTTTGTATGACCGCCGCTGCATATGATTTTGTTATCGAACAAGGTGCAACGCTAAACAAAACATTTGTTTGGAAAGACAGCACTGGAACTGTTATTAATTTGTCTGGGTATACCGCCCGCATGCAAATTAGGCAGACCGTGGGTTCTACCACAGTTTTGTTGGAATTAACTA